ACAATGCGCTTGTGCTCGTCCCACCCCCGCTTCGCAATGCTCTCCATCTGGCGCATCGTCCAGCCGTAGGAAGATCCACTGTGCCCTCCATACTTCATCTCTTCATTGATCCGGTCCAGATTGGGGTGGTTGGCGAACATGAAGCCCTCGCCCTCCTTCGGGCGGAAGACGCGCATCCACTCCCAGAGGTCGCACGCCGTAATCGCTTGATACGCGTCGGCGAGCATCATGGACTCGTGGTTATCGTAGATTGTCTCAAAGTCAGGAGTCGTCATCTTTACCGGTGTCTACACGGTGAAGAAGAAATCCGTTTTGACTATATAATGTGTTACTCCGCGGAAGTCTCCTTCCTAACATGGGGCTTTGGCATGATGTGTGCAGCAGTCCTCGCTTCCTTGGGCAAGCCGGTGAAGTCCTTCCTCTTCCCGCTTGTCTTGACGCAGATGCAGTTGATCGAAGGGCTCCGATGGATACATGCCGTCGACGAGCGGATCCTGGCTCTGCTCGGGAAGCTTGCGATCGCTCTGCAACCTGCTGCGGCATTCTACGAAGCGGGAAAGACGAACTTTATCCTGCCCTACCTTGGCGCGTATGCTCTGTTGGAACTCGTGCGAGGCTCGAGAGACTTACGGTTCGTTGTGGCAGAAGACGGACATCTCCAGTGGAAGTGGCTGTTTGATCCTGTCAGCGCGGACGCATTATTCCACTGGACCGCGTTCCTTGTATCCACCTCGTTCCTCTACTACGGGAATGTCGGGTTCTTCTTCCTTGCCCTGTTTGTATATTTCTACATCAACCACGAGCCTTACAACACTTACGGTTCTCTCTGGTGCATATGGGCAAATCTTCTCTGGATCTACTACCTTCTCCGTTAACCCAGAATCTGGGCGATGAAGCCGTTCACAAAGTTGGCGATGACAACCGCGGCGACACCCAGAACGGCAGCCCCCGTCCAGCTGACAACTCCTGCGCCCGTGTACGCATTCGGCACATACTGGAGGAGAAGGTTGCGCGGAGTTGAGAGCGAGATCAAGACCGCCGCGACGAAGAAGGAGATATACAGGGACGCACTCGATGCCATCCAACGCATCGCGGGCAGGCTCGGCTTAAAGCTCGGAGCCATCGCAGAGTGACCGGGAGTCGGGATGCTCGGCATGGGAATCACGGGCGACTGAGACTGAGGACCCTGGGGGCTGGGAAGCAGAGCATCAAGCGATGTGGCGTCGTCCATTTATCCTTTAGAGAGAGCTTTCGCAACTCGCATCCTCCACGCGGTAGCGATAGCACTTCCCGTCCGCCTTGACGACTCGATCCGCGGCATCCTTCAGAGGCACTGCTAGCGTGGTCACCGACTCGTATTTTCGATGGAAAAGGATCACGGCGATGCCTAAGCCGATGACGAAGGAGAAGAAAGGGGACGCACGATGGATGGCGTCAATGAGCTTGACCATTCTTGTTGTGTCTTGGCAACACTTGCGAGTAGGTTGAGAGAGTCCGATTCGGCGGTGCATGGAACCTCGACGGCGGTGAACCGGACGCATCCGGTGTCGGTATGGTAAACGCTGTTGTCCGCCGGTGATGGAACAGACATCTTCTTTCGCGTGGGGGGCACGAGAACGGTTGCAATGAGGAGACCCACAATGAGCCCCGCGACGACCCAACGAAGTTCGATCATTGTATTTTAGGTCCGACATAAGTCTCAACTGCGGAAAAGAACATGAAATACAGGAAGATGAGCACGTACCCCGAGTAAGGGATGAAGACTGCAATGACAGTCGCCGGAGCTGCAAGAAGCACGCCCATGCGGGTCTGCATAAAGAGCACGTAGGTTGCCGCAACGCCAAAGACGTAGACGAGAGTCGACAGCACCAGACTTCCCAGAAGTTTGAACTGGTTCTGAATATACTCCATGGTGGGCACCTGGAGAGGTCCCTTCTTGGGGTCGTTCACAGTCACATTGTCCAACTTGAACTTCTGGTTGTCTGGGATGATGAGCCGGCGTCGTTTTCCGTTCTCATCAATCATATTCACTGTGAGCCGCCGCCCCTTGATGACACCTGCCGATGAGTTCGCCTGCGACTGCTTGGCTTGCAGTGCCTGCTGACGAAGCTCGGATTCCTTCTTCTCAATACATGCTTGATCCACGCCCCCGCAGAAGGCGGATGCCTGTTCGCGGATCCTCTTCTCCTCCAGGCTGGTGATTTCCACCTTGTCTGCAACCTCAAACGCTGGAATGAGTTGCTCATTCACATCCACGTCGATGGTCGTGCCCAGGACCTTATCCTGGAGAACCTTGGTCGCATTGCGTTGCGACTTCTCGTCGCCGTAAAAGGCAGACTCGATATATGCCATTGTTATGATGCGAAGACTAAACTGCCGAGTCCTGACACAATGCGGAGGAAGTTGATTGCCTCCACGTAGACCCCGACGTTGTAGGTGAAGGTGAACACGACGTTGTCATTCGTCTGGACGACGGAGACGATCTCCGAGGGGTCGTAGAGTCCAACCTGTCCAGCGGGGATGACGGTCGGATTCGGACTGAACACCGTCGAGCGGAGGACGCACACAATGGTTGAGGTGGCACCTCCATCGGCAGTGACAGAGAGCGGCAGGGGTGTCTGGAGCGTCAGGCGCAGGATCGTGCGGTTGAACATGCTCCCGTTCGCAGCACCACTGGGCTGATACTGATCATGGTCCAGGGCGAAGGAATACTGGTAGATGCCGGGAAAAGACGCCGGCGGCTGACCCGTCACGTGGCGATACATCTGCTGGAGACTGAAGAAGGGGAACGGCTTCGTGGCGATGCGCTCCTTGCCATCGAAGATGAGCACTCCGTCGATGATCGAGGACTTGGGGTAGACAGAGGACACCTGCTCTTGTCCGCTAGAGTAGAGAGACGTGTTGACGTCGGTGGTAATCGCAGACCACGGTGCGCGGTTCGTGTTCGTCCAGTTCGTGTAATTGTCCCAGTCGTTGACGAGGATCCGATCCGACCGCTGTGTCCCGAACACGATGCGCGTGACTAGGTTGAACATGGGGATCTCGAGGTCCGTATTGCCACCGAATTGCCCTTCCTTGTTCACGTAGCGCACGGTCTTGACGAGGAACGTCTGGTCGGCACGTGCCAGCTGGTTCATCTCCACTTCGGTGAGGTAGATGAACGTGCCCTCCACGTAAAAGTCGGGAATGAAGGTGCCCAATCCTGGATTGCTCGGCGACCCATTCGGAAGCGGGGGAGACAGGAAGAGTGTCATGGGGTAATTCACAGGCGCCACACGCTGACCGTAGGTGGGAGATCCCGGGGAGACGTCGACGACCGTGTACAGGTCATTCAGTGCCCGCAGAGTCACGTTGATGTAGACCTCCGAGTTCTGGAGGGAGACCAGGGGTAGCGCCAGCCCGGGGTTCTCGCAGAACCAGAAGTGAAGAGGGATCATCAGCTGGCGAGCCCGAATGCTCGGCTCGGGCACTGTCGTCTGGGGCAGCGCACTCGGGGCGGTCACCGGAGCAATCGCATTCGGATACTGATTCTGCCGATCGTAGGCGTTGGCAGGGTCGTAGAGCTCCGGCACATTGCCCGTCATCTCGTCGACAATAGCGCGCTTGTCCGCGTTATGGGTCATATACGAATACATCTTGAGCCACTCTCCCCGCAGGCGCTGGATGACCTGACCGTTCATGACCAGATCGACGTGGTCGATCAGGTTATATCCAATGTTCTTGATCCACTGGAACTCGTAGCCGATGGCGTTCGAGCGAGGATCGTACCCTGTTGGAGGCGTGTTTGCCCCGATCGGCTTGAGAGGCGACCAGATGTTCGGCAGCGTCAGGACCAGGTAACAGTCGTGGAGCAGCTGCGCATACCGGTCCACGCGGCAGGAAATCGTCCGCGTCTGTGTGACGTTGAACTCAAGGTTCGATGCAGTGAACGGCATACGGATCTGCTCGAGAGCAAAGTTCGTATGGCGTCGATAGACGGAGCGGAAATGGGTCATGGAGGGGGTGCCATTGATAAGCTCGTTCTGAGCCCCCGTCGCAACCAGCTGGAGAAGACCGCCAGGCATTTGTTGTATAGTCCACGGATTGTTTAGCTTTCTTCTTGCATGATATGGAGAAACCGAAGGTAGAGTGCCCCACCGAGAAGAGACAGGCACATCATAAGCAGCAACTCAAGAGTATCATAAGGCACCTTAGACCGTCGGGCGAGTCGCCGTTACACTCAGGGGTTGAAGGAAATTGAGACGAACAACCCCCTTGTCCGTGGTCCTCGAGAAGACACCGGGGGCAGCCGTGTTCCCGTTGGACAGGCAGCAGAAGCTCGTGTAGGTCACCCCTCCTGGAACAGACCCCCATCCACTCACGGCGGGGATGACAAAGCGCTCACGAGTCGTTGCCCCGTTTGCCTCTGCGCTCAGGAACACGTAATTATACTTCTTCGTCTGAGGAGGAGGAATCGTGTGATACGTCTTTGCGACAATCTGACGCTTATACCGAGTCAGCCAATCTTGAGCCGAGTTGACCTGCATTTGTCATTTACGGAAGAGAATCCTAGGAGTCTCAATGAGGTTTGTTCTCGTGAGCACGCACATCGATCAAACAACAGGCTATTCCAAGGTCTCCCATGCCCTTCTCAAGCAGCTCGCGACCTTGTCTCCGAAGGTGAAGACATTCCACTTTGGATTTCAACGCCACTCTGCGCATGCAGGGATTCGCAAGGCTCCTGATGGCGTCGTATGTTACGATGCAGCAGCGAACGAAGACCCAAAGGAGGAGGGCTTCGGCTTCAACAAGATCCATGAATATCTCGATATGGTCAACCCGGATGTCGTCATGATCTACAACGACCCTATGACTATCTGCCGCTTTCTCGAAGCGATGAAATACGAGCCCGGAAAGAGCCCCTACCGCGTCTGGGTCTACCTGGATCAGGTCTACGAGGGCGCGGCAGCTCCGATCATCGATATCATTCGTCGGTCGGCAGAGCGCATCTACTGCTTCAGTGACTTCTGGAAGCGTGTCTTCCTCGGGTATGGACCTGCTCCTGATGTGCGCGTGCTCGGGCATGCAGTGGACTCCACAGTGTTCCAGTCCCTTCCGGCAGATGCCCGCCATTCGATTCGCAAGAACATCAACCTTCCAACGGATGCCATCGTCCTCCTCAACGCGAATCGTAACTCCCAACGCAAGCGACTCGATCTCACCATCCAGGGCTTTGTGCGGGCAGTCGCTCGGAACCCGAAGCTTCATCTCATGATCGCGACGAACCTCAATCCCCAGACAGGTGCCTTCTACGATGTCCAACGTATCTACCTGGAAGAGCTGACTCTTCTTGGACTCGAAACCTTCCAGTATATGCGCAACCTCATTCTCGTCGATACGTCGGCTCCGAACGTGATTGACGATACGGGAGTCAATGATATGTATAATTTGGCGGACATTGGAATCAACACGTCAGATGGCGAGGGCTTCGGGCTCTGCCAGCTCGAGCACCTCTACACAGGAGCTCCTCAGGTTGTGACGGAGTTGGGTGGATATCAGGCGTTCTTGGACGAGAGCGTGGCTGCGTTCGTCCCTCCATCGGGGAGGTCCTACTTCGCGGGCGGAATGGCACATGGTCTCTGGTATCCGACCTTTAACCCGGCAGACGTCGCCAAGAAGATCGAACACGTTGTCTCCAATCTAGATGAGATGAAGGCAGCGACACGCACACGCAACTTCAAGAGCTGGAGTGGTATCTGCGATGAGTTCCTCGAGGACCTACTCATGCTAGTTGAAGGTCGGGCATCCACCGTATCTGTCCCGGTGACGTCAATTGTCCCATCCGCATGAGGCGCTGATTGTCCTCGAATGCTGGTCCGTCAAAGACCTCCTTGGTGTCGGGGTCAATGAGGAAGATCATTCCCTTGATGGACACCTTCTGGAGCCGGCGCTTCCTGCGCTGGAGGTTCCGCAGGTAGGTCGAATCCATGACCTCCTGCTTAATGTTTGGTTTGAATGCGAGGTCCTCACCGGTGACCGTGCTATCGAACCGCATGCACGTAATCACAGGTGTTTCGCGACTATGGAGTTTCCGATGAACTTCGCAGTCGACGGCAGCCTGTTTGAGCAATAACCCAATCTTCTGGTTGATCTTCTCCTTCTCATACGCCTTCTCGTAGAGATACTCGTCCGTGCTCATGAACACCTCGGTGGGATCACCC